TAATGCTTCTGTAATAGCCAAGGGTATGTCTCAGCGGCGTCGATGAAATCAACCTGCAAACCTTTAGTCATCTGCCATCACCTCGCGGATGATCATCATCGCCGTAGTGGTGTCGTCAAACTCGCAAGCATAGCCCCAATCGAATTCAGCGTCTTCCCTCGCACCGTGCAAACCGTGCGGCAAACCCGCTTTCATCACAGCTTCGACCGGCATCCGCCACCGCCACGGTTGTCTATCATAGCGATAGACCAGCAGGGGCAGCTTGCCAGCGGCTTCACTAGCTGCACAGACCTGATCCCACCAGCGGCCATCGGGTCGGCCCCGAAGCGCACCGTATCTTTTGACCTCGACGATAAAGGGGAAATCGCAGTCGGTGCAGATCAGATCGCCACGCTCGGCTTCCCGCCATTGTGATAGATCACGCGCGAAATTTAGCCCGAGATGATCGAACAGTATCGCCCGGACCTCTAGCTCACCGCTCTTTCCCTTGTTCAAAGCTTTTGGCATATCAAACCCCTTTCGCCGTCATTCTTTGCGCATCATCCCCATCTGTGCAACACATTTTTCGTTGACAGTGTGAAAGCTATAGATGATGGTGCCGATATGACAGACGTTTGGGAACGCGCAAATCTCGACCATCTCTCGGCATCTCAGCTATTGAGAACCCCGGCAAAGTGGGTCTTCGATTATCTGCATCTGACACCAGCCGAAAGGATCGCCCAGGGTGTCGGCTGGCGGGCGCATTTGGGGTCGGCTTGCCACGATGGTATGCAAGCGGTCGTCTGTCACGGTCAGGATTACGCATCAGCGATCAGAGACGCCGAAACCTATTTTGATGATTGTTTCGGTGAAGATGATGACGTGATGCGCGATCGGTTCCGCGAAGCGATCCCGGGCATCATCGAGAACGGCACCCGGGCATTGATCGAAGCGGGCTTTGTGCAAAGCGCACCCGAAACACGAATGAGCGTCGAGCTACCGGGCATCGGTGTCCCGGTCATCGGTTTCATCGATCTGCTACAGCTTACAAGCTCGGGCGGTTATATCGTCGGCGAGATCAAGACCAAAGGGCCGAAAAAGACCCGCATCCTAAAAGACGGATCGCAGGGTTGGGGCAAAGCCACCCTGCCAAAATCGCCAGAGTTTAATCACGTTGCTCAAGCATCGCTTTACAGTCTAGCAACAGGCGGCGAAGCGGTGATCGCTTACGTCGCGGAACACGATGCCGTGATATTCGACAAGACAAACTGCGACGAGCTAAAGCCATCAGGGCTTGCGGAAGCTCTGGAAGAAATGCGCCAGCGGGCGTTGCTGCGGCAGAACCTGCTGACCATCAGCACCGATGCAAAGCGCCTCACGACGATCATCGATCCGGATTGGCGGCATATGTATCAGTGGAAGATCAAAGACGAATTTTTGCAAAGGGCTAAAGCACTATGGCAGCAGTGAAGAAAAAAGACGGTTTGTTTGAAGCTCTCGGCGCATTCCGAGCGGCGACGACAGTCGGCAAATCGGGCAAAAACCCGATGTTCAAATCAGAATATACGACCCTCGGCGACGTGCTGACCGCGTTGTCGAACGTGACCGATTACGGTCTAGGCTTCGAGCAACACCTGCACGATGGGCAGCTTGTGACGACAGTCGTCCATCTCGAAACCGGCGAAAGCTATTCGAGCGCAATGGTGCTGCACCCCGAAAAACAGACGCCGCAATCATTGATCGCTTGCGTCACCTATTACCGTCGCGTCCAGCTTCTGACGATGTTTGGGCTGAATGCTGATGACGATGATGGTAATCTAGCGTCCAGCGACAGGGGTTCTTCCCTTGCTTCTGGCGCTACCCCGCCCGGTCCCTCACGTTCCTCCGGGGGATCGGGCGGGACGAATAACGAAATCGGCTTTTAGAAAGGGACCGAAATGCCAGAACAATATGACAACACCGATCGCGGCGCTTTGTTCAAAAATGACAAAAAGACAAAGCCGACCCAGCCCGATTACACAGGTCGAATAAACGTCAAGGGCGTCGATCAGCGGGTTTCGGGATGGATCGAAACCAGCCAAAAGGGGCTAAAGTATCTTTCATTGAGATGCGAAGACCCTTTGCCGCCGCAGGAATTGCGTCAGAATGACGAACAACCGGCACAAGCTGATCAACCGCTCGATGATGACATCCCCTTCTGAAAAGCGGTTCCGGCGTCATTACTCGCGCTTCGCATCGTGCGACTTTTGCGGGCAACCTACTCGGGGCCGCATTTGGCACGATGACCCGGGTGTCGTTAAGTGCGGAAGCTGTCACGCGGTGCTAGAGAATGCGACGGAAGAAGAAAACGCCGATCAGGCGGGAACCTCGACCGCATCAATGTTTATGGTGCGGTCGGGCGTTCGATCTAAACCAAACCGGTTGGGTGGCGGATGGCAACGGCGATCTGCTGCACCTCGAATGTCACGCTGACCGTTGGAGACAACACCTTGCCAAAGACAAGAAAGCAACAGGAAGAACTAGCGATTGAAAAGGGGGTGCCAGCCCCTATCAGCCGCAATCGGTCAGTTTACGGCAGAACCGCTGAAAAGATGCAGCCCGGTGACAGCATCTTTTTCGCAAGCATCGTTGACGCTCGAAGGATGCGTGACGCGCTCCGCTACCGTTCGATCAAATACTGTTGCCGCAAAACCGACAACGGTCTCGGCTGGCGGATTTGGCGATTAGCGTGATTATTTCTTGATGCCCTTGACGCTATCGATAACACCGCCGCCGAAGTAGAAGCCAAGGATGATCAGCATCGCGTAATTGATGCTAAATTGCTCCATCACTTTCGTCACCGCGTCCGGATCACCGTATCCGCTGATCGTCATCGACAAAACCAACACATAGCTGCCGAGAAAGGTAGCGCCAAACATCAGCGCCAGATAACGCTGCGCAATCTTGAACGGCGCATAGGCACCCATCAGATCAATTTTCGCCTTACTTTTAGCGGCGATTTCCTCATCGGTGCTGGTGTGCATATCATCAATCAGGTTTAGCCCCTGTTTGATAACATCCCCTGATCCGAGTATTTTTGCCAAAACCGCAAACATCACTTCACCTCATATTCTGTTTGAAAACACAAAAGGTCTTTATTGACCGGCTTACGTTCCTCGAAATCAATCAACGTCGATGCAAAGTAGCATTGCGCCATCGTCTCGTGCTTGCTCACGATCTCGACGCTCAATTCGCCATCAACGCTAGCGATCACCATCAGCAGAAGCCACTTCATCAGTACGACCAAATATTCGGGCGCGGGCCGCCGGTAAACGTATCAAGATGCAGGAACCGGGCTGATCCCTTCTGCTGTACGCCGATCCCGGTAAAACCGTGCTTCATCGCCAGCCTTAGCACCTCGTGCGCCTCTCGGCCCGATACAGCGACATCACAGGCGATCCCGCGCGTATGAACGCCCGGCTGTGCCTTGCTGGCCTCTATGCTGTGCTGTGTCGATCTGTAACCGCTCGTGATCGTCAGCGGCTTGCCGTATTCTTCGCGCAAGGCTTGCAGCTTTGCCATAAAGCCGGGCTGCATCCGACATTCGCCGGTTTGACTGCAACGGAACTCCGCTTCGTCAAAATTCGCATATTTGGACCAATCCATCGCGCCTATTCTCCAACGCTGTTTGTACCGCCCGGTGCCAGCTATACGCCTCAAGATCGTCTTGCGCAAAAAACTCCGGGCTGCGACGTTCCGACAGTTTATCGATTGAACAGGCCGCGGTAAAGAATACCCGCCGACAGTCGATGGCCACCCGAGCTAGTATGTCGTATACCTCCGGGTCCGGGCGGGTTTTCTTCTGTCGGCCCGACCCTAGCTGATGATGATAGCAGGGTTGGCTGCGCTCCTTCTGTTTCCGCAATCTCGCGCTTTTGACCTGCACCCGCATAAAGACATTATCTTTGAACGCAAGCAAATCGATGCCGTCCTGCGGACACGGTACGCACCGATATCCCAGATTGATGATAGCTGCTGCGGCTAGATGCTCCCCCATCAGGCCGGTCGTAGTGGCTGATCCTGTCAGTGGCCGCTCCTACAGTCTCCCCTGTGCGTGTAGAATTAGCGCCACTAAAGCGCCTAGGACGGCAATGCAGCACAGCGCAAACGCGGCGATGATGATGCCCTCGAATATCTTTTTGCGTTTATGTGCAGCGGCGATCTCAGCTTCGCGGCGCTGCACCCGCGCCTTAGCTTGAAAGCGTTGCCAATCGTTCCACAGGCCGGGGCGGCCAGCGTAAATCATAATTTGCTTTAGCTGGTCTTCCTGTTCTCTGATCTTTTCAAGCGCCAAAAATTCTTGCAGGTCAGACCCGCCGCCCTTCTTTTGCGCTTTGGCTTGTAGCTTTTCCTTCGCGCCAACGAACTGCGCGATCGCTTGTCCTGCTGATGCGATTTCCTTGCCGTTTTGGACAGCCGATTTGATCACGGCGAATGCGGCGTTTGCGGCAGCTAATTCGGCAAGCATTATCGCCTCGTGACGATGATCAGGATCGCCAGCAACAAGGCGACCTGTACGACATCTATGAAAGGGATTGCGATCATCAGTAGACCTTTGTGCCGTCCTTCGGAACCTTTGCCGGTAGGCAATAACTCGTGATGGTCTTCCCTTGTTTAGCCAAAACCTGCGCAAAATATACGCAATCATCGACGCTATAGAACGCCATATCCTTTGGCCCTACGCGCTTGCCCTCCAAAAAGACGTACAACACAAAGACGTGCAGAAAATCCACATCACTCGCGCCCGGTGATCCGCTTGACCGTTTCGGTCTCCCAAATGCGGATCAGCACCCAAATGCCGGTGATGATCGCCACAGCATTAGGTGCCATATCCAGAAACGCGGCAGCGGTGCCTGTACCGGCTGCGACATCGACGATGATTTTCTGTTCCTCGGACATTTACGCCTCAAGTGCTGCGACGCGGGTTTCTAGGCTTTCAATCTTAGCGATTGCTTCCTGTAATGCGCCGGTCAAAAGCGGCACTAGCTTAGATTGATCGATCCCCTGATAAACCGGGATCGTGTTGCCATCGTCGTCCAGCTTGTTGTCACCAGCAGATGTGCCGTCCGGTGCATCGCCGTCATCAATCTGTTGCTGTGTCCAAGTTTCAACCTCGTTGTGCGTGCCGGTGATCGCCTCTGGCACAACGGTCTGCGCCTCGTGCGCAAGGAAACCATCAACCGTTGTGTCGTCAGGGTCAGCAATGAAGTTGAACCGCTTCGGTGCCAGCGCCTTCACACGGTCGATTGCGCCGGTCATGTCAACGACCGCTTCTTTCAAGCGGTGATCGGAAGATGTGTTGTAGGATGTAGCACTAGTGCTGACAGAAATATTGCCTACTTCATTTCCGCTTCTTCGGAAGAAAACTATATTCGTATCTAGATTAGTATTTAACCACAGGGGCGCGCCATCTGAGCGAGATATAAATACAGCCTTTGAGCTTTGTTCAAATCCAATGCCCGCAGTAGTGTTGCCCAGACCCGGCAAATAGGTTGTTGATTGGCCGAAATAAAAATTTCCATTGCCGTCAATTTGCATCCTTTCAGAATTGCTTGTCGCAAACCTGATTGGGGTGGCTTCATAGTTATGAACCCGCAAACCGTAGGTGCCGCTGCCCAGACCGACAAAGCTGCCGTCGCTGCTACCTGTGCCGGTGCCAGAATTTTGAAACCGTAGGACCGGCTCACTAGCTGCATAGCAATGCAAAATAGACTGCGGTGAATTCGTTCCGATGCCGACGTTGCCCGACGCAATAATCGTGTCGCCTGTCCCATCCGGGTCGAGGGTGATGTCGCCGTTTGTATCAGTGCTGCTGATGGTGTTGCCGTCAATGCGAATATTATCCACATCAAATTGCGCGACGGCATCGTTGGTCTGATCCAAATAAATCAAGCTGATCCAAGCGTCGTTATCCTCGTTCCGGATTTTGAGGATATTGTTCGCGGTGTCATACCAAAGCTGATTGGCATAGGTCGTCGATGGCGCTGTCGCCCCGGAGTTTGACGAACCCAAAGCTTGCAGCGCGTTATTGATATCCGCGCGTGTTGCCGGGAAACCCTGATTGGCAATGTCTAGATCGTGCTGGCTCATGCTGCTACCTCACCGTATCCTTTCGCGACGTAATCGAACGTCCGATCGACCGCCGTGTCGCTGCTGTTGTAAAACGTAATCGTGAACCCGGTGGCGCTTTTGCTAGTTATAGCATAATAATCGCCGCTGTTTAAGTTTGACGCGCTGATACCGATACCCTGCACCGCTTTGAAAGCGGGCGAGAATGTGATCGCCTTCGACCCTGCACCCGATGCAGTATCTGCGACCGCGATCGTCCTGTCCGGCATATCGACGCTGACCGACAAAGCCGACACCGCAGGGCTTGCCTGTTCGTCTGTGCTTCTCAGGATCGCGCGAAACTTGAATGCCCGGGCTTTATAGTCGCCAACAAAGAACGGCGCGAAATCGGTGTAGGTCGGCGATCCCGCCGGGTCATCATCTGTCACCGCCACTTGTAGCTCGACGTTTGTATCATCAAACGCTTGCGCATCGCCGTCGAACGTGCCGACAGCATCATCGAATAGACCTTCGTGACTATCGAACAGCACAACATAATCAAGGCGCGACACGTTGACCGTAGCGGTCACGCGGCTGGTATATACCGCCCCCAGATCGACATAGTTGTCGAAATCATAGGTTCCGCTCGTGCCGGTGTTACCGCCAGCACCGTCGAACAATCCTTCGGCGTCGTCAAAATTGCCGGTAAGCTCGTCGAAATTGATAGCCGATTTCAGCTTCAAAACATCATCGACAACGACAACGCCGGTCTTTGTGCCGCTAAATGCCGGGTGTTGCGTCGATGTTTCGACAACATTCAGCCCTTTGATATCCTCAATGATGGCGACCTTGCTTGTCGCGTTCGTCGAAGCGTTGCCGAGTTTATCGACCGCCTTGATGAAATAGGTGCCGGTCATTGCCGGGACGATCACGGTATTCGCCGGACGCGATACCTTCGGCGCAAGGTCGATGCTGTTGCTGTAGGTCGCTCCGGTCGTTTCCCGGGCGTGACGGACGTGATAGTGCGACAGATCAAGATCACCGACCGGCGTCCAGCTTAGGTGTGCTTCGGTGCCGATGATATTGACCGAAAAGCCGGTGACATCTTCCGGCGGCGCGGTCTTACCTACCACCTGATGCTGTTGGCTATTGAACGGCGATCGGACGCCTAGACCGTTAATGATCCGCGATCTGACATCATAAATCGCGTTATCTTCGACATCGACAAGCTCGAAAATGTTGCCGGAACCAATGCCCAGGACGGTATATTCGCTATCGGTGCTTTTCTTTGCTTGCACCTCGAATTGCTTTGCATAGATCGACGGTGACGCGACTTCGACAACAAGCACCGAAATCGCGGTCTGATTTAGCGCCCGCACCTCATCGGTCACAGTCATCGACGGCGCTGTCAGATCAAACGGATTTGGCAGGGTGCTATTATCTTGCAGGAAATCGGCTTCTTCTGCCGACCAATCAAAGACGCTGGACGCAAGCTCACGCAACATCAGATCAACGCCCATAATCGTGCCGTTGTCGCTGCCCTCGAACACAAGCGACCATTCGGCCACCTCGAACACCTTAGAGCTAAACCCAAAGCGATCATTTGTGACCTGTACGGTGTCACCTACCGACAGCTTGAACGCTTTCAGATTTGCCGGGAAATCCATCGTGACCTGTTGCCGGTTACGATAAAGCGCGATCTTTGCCAGACGCTGCGCCATCGGGGACGATTGCGTGTAGGGCAGATCATAGTCGAGGAATTGCTGCAAACCGCCGTCTTCGGTCTCGAACGTGCTGCTGGTGATCGCCGGATAATCGGTGACGACATAGTTGGTCGTCGTCGGCACAAACGTACCTTTGACGCCGTTGAAGTTATCCCGGCGGCTGCGTTTGGTCTGCACTCCGATCGGCCCCCGCAGATCGTCGTTGGTCAGCGTCAGGGTCGGGCTGACATATTTGCCCGCCTTAATGCCAAACTTGCCGTTCGTGTAGGTCATCGTGCCGCTACAGGCCGACAGAAGCCCCTCAAGCACCTGCCGGGGGGCGTTGGCGCTGTCGATGGTGCCGTGACACTCATATCGACTTTCTGTGCCACCAGCGGCCAGCGTTACGCTTTCATCGCAGATGTTGGCGGCAGTTTGGAAAGCGGTGTCGTCGATCTCGTCAGATGCCGCTGCAAAACCGTATGACGCATTGGTCAGATAGTCGCGAATGACCAGCGCCGGGTTGGTGCTATATGCGGTGGTGGTGTCACGCGGGTCATAGAGCTTTTTGCCCTGCACAAGCGCCGAGATGTTCGGGATGCCGTTCGGGAATGCGTCGGCGTCGAACTCTAGCCGGACATAGATATATGCAATGCCCTGCAAGCGGTGATCTGCTGTCCAGCCATCGACCTCGCTGACAAGATCGCTGTCAGCGGTTTGTGTTGTCGTCCCGAGACGCTTTTTAACCCTCACCTTGCCGTTATAGCGTGATGGCGCTGTAGCATTGCCGCTGCCATCAAGTGTCAGGGCTTCATCATTTAGGTAGATCGTGCTGATCTGCTGACACTCGTGCGACGCCAACAACACTACCAGATGCAAATATTGATCGTCGTCTGTGCTTTCGATGAACGCCAGCGGGCCGGAGACGCGCGTCTCACCATAGACCGCCCGCCGCGCAGTGATCGGTTGCTTGACCATCTGCGTCCGACCGGTCGCGTCAGACGAAAACGACGCGAAATCGCCGAGCTTTGGCTTAGGGGATAGGCTTTGCGAAGCTGACGACAGGGCCGCGCTAGCTGCTGCGCGGATCGCGAAGGATTGCAGCGCAGTATATCCGCCAACCGGGCCGAGAACAGCGGTCGAAACTGCTGCGACCGCTAGATTGACCGGATCGGATAGTGCTTTGACGAAATTCTTGAAAAAGCCCATCTAGCGCCCCCAGACAACCTGCTTGTCCTGCAAACCTGCGATAAAATCGAGACCCTTATCATTCGGGTAATCAATTTTCTGGTCTTCGCTAGTATAGCGACGCTGGCGGCTTCGCTCTAGGTCGATCAGCTTGCTTTCTGCGGTGACGGTGATTTCGGCTGATGCGCCGGTATCCTCGACGGTCATCACGTCCATCTTGCCCGCGAACACTTTGATCGGATCGGCCACCACAGCGCCCGCGCTATCCAGAACACCGACATAGACGTTAAGATCGCGCCCCTGATAAGCGGTCGTCAGGGCTGACGCGATTAGGCTTGTGCTAAGACCGGACAGCTTGATCGTCACGCCGTTGGCTTGCACCTCGGCGTTTTCGCTCACAGACGACACCGACAGGATATCACCGCCCGCCAGGAATGTGTTGCTGTCGATCGTAATCGATCCATAGCCGGTCCATAGGCGCACGATGCCATCGCTAAAATCCATCTCGACAGCGAAAAACGGCGACAGTTTTGCCGCCGTAAGCTCGTTGTTGACTGCGGTGGTGACTGTCCGGGTCATACTGCTTCCACCGCTCCGAATGCTATCGAATAGAAACCATTCGTTCCGATCGACCAATTCGCCGCGCTGGTCGAAAGCCGGAATAGACCTTTTGCCCCGCTGACGATAACCGTCGCGTCATCTGCCGGGCTAGACCGGAGATCGGGCCAGATCGTCAGATCAGCCTCGCCGGATGCGTTGCTATCAACATCATCCAACACCTTGTAAAGCTGCGCACCGGTACCGGACCCTAGCTGAATATAGTCACCCGCCTTTAAGTATCCTGTAGCTGACGCGGGCAATCCATCGATCGACAGGGTGTCTCCGGTCTGCGAAGCGCCGTTGACGACAGGGGTGCCGGGCGTCGATGCTGCCGATCCTCGGGCGGTCGCACCGATCGGATCGCCTAGCAGGAACGTGCCATAAGGGCCATAAAGCTTCGTCAGGAACGTCACCCACGGTTCGGCGGTCTCGCGCTTCATCGGCGGCAGGACGATATCGGCTTCCCACCGTGCGCCAATATTCCGCTGCACCTGCTGCGCATAGGTGAAGGGCGATTGCGTCAATGCCGTCGAATTACGCGCGATCAGATTGATCTGCGCAATGCCGGTTGTCGGGATGCTTAGTGGATATGTGATCGCCATAGCTTACCCCAATGCCGCCGCGTAAGAACCGCCCCGACGCTTTGCATCTAGCACCGCACCCTTTGCTGCGTCCGCGATCTGCGGCAGCATCTGCAACACCTCGGCCCGCACCGTTTGGCTGACGCCGGTCGTCAGATTGATCGTTTGATTGACTGTCACGCCGCCGCCAAGCGAACCGTTTGGCACGATAGTACCGCTGCGACCCGGCACCATAAGCTCGGGGCCGCGTTCGCCGACAAGATAGGGCCGACCGGCTGTGACCGGGCCACCCATTGCGCGGGGTTCCACAGGTACAGGTTGTGCGCTAAGACCCAGCGCCCTAGCTAGGGGCAGTGTGACTGCTTCGCGTATCGCCATTCGCGCGAGATCGCGCATAATCGAACGCGCCATATCTGCAAATGCTTCTTTGACTGTGCGGGTCTTAGAAGCGACATCGACAAGCGCATCCTCTAACGACCGGACACCGCGCGTTCGTACTTCTTCCATCGTGATCAGCATAAAATCGAAAGATTTTTCGATATCTTTGCCAGCTTCTTTGCCAGATTTGCCAACGTCATCAAGCGCCGCTTTGTGACGCTCGGCGGCAAACGTCGCCTCCTGTATCTTGATTTCGATGTTTTCGAAAACACCGACTAGGCCGAGATCAACATCAGAAATGTCTTCAATCGATGCAAGGAACTCGTTGCCCAATGCTTCGCCGACATCCCGAGCAAATGACAGAACATCGTTCAGCTTGCGGATCGTCAGGTCGACAAAGGTCTGCACCGATTTGGCGGCATCGCGGAACAGGCGAACAACGGTCAACGCGAGATCACGGCCAAACTGTTCGACGCCGCCCGCCTCGCGGATTGCGTCCAATACATTGAAGCGGATTGCGTTTGCTAATTCCTCGAACGCCGGGGCAAGCGCACCGACGACGCTATCGCGGACACCGCGGGCCAGCGAAGTCAATCGCAGGAACGCATCATTGGCCCGCTCGACGCCTTTGACCGTCACAGACGACAACGCAATGCCGAGATCATCCACCTCGGCTAGCGTTGCCTGTAGGGCGTCCCTGCCGCCTTCTAGCGTGTTGATGAACGCGACGCCTTCGCTATCAAACAGCTTGAATGCAAGCCGGACCCGATCGCCGCTGTTTTCCACCTGATCGAAGGCGCTGGCAAGCTCTAGCATCTGCTTTTCAAGCGGCAGCTTCGCAAGCTCTTTCGCGTTCAGCCCTAATTCGATCAGGGCGTTCTTTGCCTCGCCTGTATCGACCGCCGCCTCGGACAGACGCCGGGTGAAACGCTGAATTGCCATATCGGTCGTTCGTGTAGAAATGCCCGCTAGCTCGGCAGCAAATCGGAGCTTTTGCAATTCTTGCGTTGTGACGCCTAGCTTGCTGGCAGTCTTGCCTAGCGCGTCAATGCTGTCGAGGGACGACTTGACCAGCAGACCCAGCCCAGCGGCCCCCACAGCGCCGACAATCGCCGTTTGAAAGCTGAATAACGCCCTGCGGACCTTGCCGAGTGATACCGCGATCCCTCGGAACGCTGCCCGGGTCCGATCGATGGCTGTGATCTGAATTTTAAGATTTTGATTTGCCATCTTCCAGAACCTTAAAATATGCAAACCACTCGTTGATTTCGGAAAGCGTCAATTCCTCAATCTCGGCTTGCGTCTTGTTCAAACGATCCGCCAACGCCATCACATTATAGCGCAACGGATCGCTTTTTAGTTTTTTTCCGCTACCTCGACGCCCTCAACATCAGCGAACATTTCGGCAGCGATCGATGAAATCACCGGGAGCGGTTCATCCATCAGGTGCGTCTTGTCGGCAAGCGTAAACAACCGGTTGTCATCTGCGTCGCCCGCTTTGAGGATGATCAGATCGACCATTCCATCAATCGTCATATCATTCAGAAAGTTTTTGTGCTTCTTCTGAATTTTGTTCAGATCGCCAGCGGTGATCGGATAGACGTAAATCAGCAAGGGCGAACCATCCTCACCCCACTCGGGGACGCTGATGACCCGCGCTTGCTTCTGCCGCCTCTCGGCGATTCTCTTGCCTAGCGACATCAGGTTACGGTGCCTTCGGTCAGCCCGCCGCTGATCTGCATTCCGAAGGTAGCTTCGACCATACCATCGGCTGCGACGCTGATGTCACGGCTGGTGATCAGCGCGGTGCCGGACAGCTTGTGATCGCCGCTGGTGTTACCTTCCATCTGCAGGTTAACGGTCACAGACGACCCGACAGTGAAAGAACCCTGCCCGCTGGTGTCAGTGTCGTC